GTAACACCCCAAGGATTTGTTTGTTCCAATGAAATCACATAACTTCTATTCGCAGTGGGATATGTATGACTTAATGAATTTGGGGTATATGTTGTTATTTTTTGTTTTGGCGAACCATCACCCCAATCCACAACATATGCTGACAAATCAAGGAATTTTTGAAACTCATTTGATGTATTGTAAATGTTATAAACGTATGGATTATTTGTGGTTGATGAAAAAATAAAATTGGCTACGACATCTTTTTGTAATACAGCCCCATCGAATGGACTATAATACCCAACATCAACTGCCGTTTGTGTAATTAAAATTGGTATAGTTAGTCCCGTTAACAATGAGGTTCCATTGGGTCCTGCAGTTAGAACTTGAGTCATTGCCGAATAAACACCAACAGTTTGACCTGAGTAGTTTGAACCAACATCTTGACCTTTTAAATTAACCGTAAAAATATCCCCTTTGATTGTTTGGGGTGATATTATAATATTATAAAAATTTTCCATAATTACGGATTAACATATTCATACCATTTTATGGGTATTACTACCCCAGCCCTTTGATTTAATCCATATTGGGTATATTCATTTTGGAACGGATTCATATTGAACACTTTATAGTTATGTTCATCATAATTTAATTCAACTCTATAATAGAAGTATTTTGTGTTGTCAAAACTGAATTTGTCTCCCGATATTGATGATTGGGGAACATTCATCATTTTTACGAAAAATCCTTTTTTTGCATCGTAGAATTTTGCCGTCATATAAAAGGTGTTGATGTCCAAGAAGTTTCTTTTCTTTAACCAATAAATAAAAAACCCTTCTTTATCTCCAACATAATCCAAAACAAAATATGGTTTTTTAATTTTAACAGGAGTTCTTTGCATTATTGCATCCATAGTTAAACCCTGTTGTGTTGGAATTATTACGGTTAAATAATTTTTTTGTCTTTTTTCATCAACATTATCATAAAAGTCTAATTTAAAAAACGAATTGGAGAAGTTGTTTCTATAATAATATACTTCATCTGTCGTAAACCCTTGAGCCTGATAATTACAAGACCAATTTGTTGACGCACTCAAAGAACCTCCCGAATAAAAATTGAATTGATATTGTATGTCCGTAATTTCGGTATAACTGTTGGTTGCCGAATTGAACGTGGTAAACGGAGCGTTTGGAAATCTATCAACCTCAAAGTCACCTCCAAGTCCGACCACCTCTTCAATTATCTTGGATTCATATTCCTCAATACTTTGGTCAAGTCCTAAGTAATCCCACGTTAATTGAATGGGTATTGTAATATCTCTATCAACAAATCCTTCTTGTCTTATTTGTATCTTATTCACATCCATCTATCAGTGGTTTAACTGGGTAAGAAACTCCTAGTATTGTGGAGTTATAGTTTATTCCTTCGGGGATTAGTCTAAATTGAACTTCCTTAAATGGGTATTGAGCCCTATTAAGAAATGGGTAATTAACACCCCTGTTTAAATTATCGATAAACCCATAACTGTATATATCTCTCCATCTGAATTGTTGGTCAGAATTTGAAAAATATGCATATGATGGCACCAAATCTGCGGTTTGAACATCTCCAGTTTCAATGTAATCAGAAAACACTCTAATTGTCATTGATGTATGTGGTTCGTAGTAAAAACCTGGCGCGTTTGTATCTGGGGTTGAGGTTGTTTGAAAAACATCTTGATTATATTTTAACTTATGATAATACGGAGAAACTACCCTTTCTGTTTGGTCGTAATCATTCCATTCACAAAAATCGCCGTCAATTGTATCTCCTGACATTAAATTTTGATTATAATAAAATGTTTTTGATGACAAAGTGTAACTTGCAGTAGGTATATTAGTGTTTGAATTTAAATTTGTGTCGTCCCACCAATAATTTGTGGTGTTAGTTAAATTAAATTCCCAACCTTGTTTTAACCCAATACCATTGTTTGGTTTATTGAAGTAACCAGTATACCCCTTATTAATTATTGTTAAAAACAACTCACTAACAGGTCTCATTTGATTGTCGAGAACATTGGAAAGATTTAAATCGTAATTTACTGTTATATTATATGAATTACTACTTGTCTTTTGTGACACCCTTGAAACTTTATTGGGCGTAATTGAACTAAATTCAAATTGTTTTTCTTCATTAAACACGTTTTTTTCGAACGCGTTTTTTGTCATAATACAATCTTCAAGATTTGTTATAATTTTGTGTTCTCTAATATAATATTTTGACTTTGTCTCTTCAATATTGTCTGGATTTACCACTCTTTTAAATGTACCAGTTACATTATTTGCAAATGTTGTACCAGTATACCCAACATTATAGATATTGAATATATGAACATCGCTACCAAAATTATCATTACCCAATGAAAATACTTGAAATAGATTTATTCCATTATAGTTAAAGGATAATTCAACATATTCTCCCACCGATAATCCGTGTGGTGATATACACTGAAAACTAATAACATTACTTCCATTTTGAACGTTATTTTGAATATAAAATGGAATCCCTTGATTTGCAGTCCAAGATAAACTAGTTCCGTTTAATGTATACGATAATTTTTTATCGTAATTGTTAGAGTAAGGGTAACTAACATAGTAAGTCCAATTATACGTATAAGCACTTTTAGCCCGATAAGTTATGTGTTGGTCACTTACATTTGGTCTATAAAAATCAAACTCATAATATTGTGGAAATCCCACCCATTTATTATTTGAAATCGAATTTATTGCATTAACATAATATAAAGTGTTTACAAATGGAGTATAATTAGTAGTTCCCGTATAGGTATTACCATAAAAATAATTGACTTTAAATGTTGGTCTAAAAATCGTACTTGATTGTCTCTCATCATCATATATTTGTGCCAAACTAACACTCTGACTTCTATCATATTGTGTCATCTGTTGACTCTGTTGTTCTAATGATAATGAGATTTCTTGGTCAACCGATGGTGCTGACTTATACTGTAAACTACTTGGTATGATTGTATACTTATTCACTTATAGAGTATTTTATTTTAAATAGGTCTAAAGCACTTTGACCCTTAATTATTCCAAAATAGAATTGAAATGGAGCCCCAACTATAAATTTGGAGGACGCCACTCCAACTGAACTATAGTTACCATTAGAGTCTACACTAAAGATATATCCTCGTTTATTTAAATCATCAATATTAGGGTTTGCACTTAAATTACTACTTATAAAGTAGGTTGGTGTCGACGCTGGGAGGTCGGTTCTATCTAATGACTGATATCTCTTACCTTGCACGATGTCCGTATCTTCTGTTGCCCAATTGTTATATTGATTTCCAAATATAGTATCACTATTATACAACTCCCATTGATAGAAGGGAACTACTTGTGATTTAATACCATATGGATAAGGATAATATCCTGTATTATCACTACTCCTAAAATCAATCCTACCAGGTGTTAAATAATCCTTAGTCTGTAAATTCTCTGTTGTCGATGAAAACCAAACTGCCATTACAGGGTATTTTTTTGTGCCTAAAATACTTGTTGGCGGTGAGGTATCATAATATTCAGGTGAGAAATTAATATTTCCAATTTCACTATTAATTGACATTAATTGAGCTAAGTCACCGTCAATTCTCTTTTTTGGACTAAGTACTGATAAAATTGAACTGTCGTATGGTCTTGAAAATAATTGGTCGATTGAATTATCCCCAAAAGATGCAATTTGAGTTAGAAATCCTTCATTAGTTATTCTTGAAATAACAAAAAGATTTACCAAGTCAGAGGTGTCTGCATAACTTGTTGAATCAATGTCAGGTATTACATACGCTCTAGTTGAAGGGTCGAAAGAAGTTTCGGCATAAAAACCGTCTTTATACCCCAAGTTAATTAATGTCGTTGGAAACATTAAATTTACAGTATTAACTGCACCATAATATTCAGTTTTTCTACCGATAAATTTATTATCCGATATTCTATACGGACTACTTCTATAATAAAAATTGATAGTTTTTTTATCAAAATACGCTAAGTCTTTACAATATATTGGGTCTTTTGGTTTATTCTGTTTATCGTAATAGGTGTCAACCTGTAATGGAAACATATACAACGAACCATTAATCCAGTTATTCACATATGATTGTGATAAAACTCCACGACATAAACCATAGAAAAATCTAAATCTATATGCCCATTCGGCAAATGTTCCATAATCTTTAATTAAATCAAGTAGTGGTCTTCTTAAGAACATATAACACCCTTTATCAACAGCATCTGATTCAGGACAAGAAGAACTAATTCCAAAACTACTTGAATAACCACTGTAACATTTTAACCCGACCATTGATTCACAGTTAAAACTTTCTAAAACTTTAGTTGAATTTGGTAATCCTTCGAGGTCAGGTGTTACTTGACTCGCACCTGTATTTGAATTGGGACCTGATAATGTTGTACCGTCATCCCCAATTACATAAACCGCAAAATTTAAATTTTGTTGTAATATTGATGGGTTATTAGTCCAACTACCTCCATCAAGAGTATCCGATGTTGGTAATCTATCTGTTCTTAATATGTTTAAATTTGATGTGGAGTAAGTTATTGAAAGTAATGATGTACCATTAAGGATTGGTTTGGACCAATAATAATTGTAGTTAGTTACCGCATTACCTGGCCATTCAGGTAAAAATCCACCACCAGATAATCCTTGATAATTATATATATTCATTTCACCTAACCCTGAGGTGTCTTCAGCATTATCATACTTACTTGAATTAATTGAGGATAAGTAGAATCCATTGGTTGTTTTACTAATTACTTTAGGAGGTGTACCTGAAGTTATAGTGTAAGTTGCTGGGTAGGTAATACTATCCAATCCCCCATAATATGACGTATTGTTTGTTGTAAATCCTGTGTATTTCTGACCATTAACAGTACTACCTGAAATACCAGGTTTAAAGAAATATGATTGATAATTTATATATATTTGATTAGTATGTTGTTGTACTGATGTCGTATACGCAGGGTTTAATGGTTGAATCGGAATATTTAATCTGGTTGTTGCGGTTACTACAACATCATTTTCATTTGGTAAACCTAAAATTTTACCTATACCATATTTGTTTTCATATTTTGGTGAATATGGGTCCACACCTCTTTGTAATATTAGAATATATTGAGTGTCGTATTCTTGATAAAATTCTAATGGATTGATTGTATCACCATTTCCTGTCGGCACCCACGCAACATTGGTCGGTGAGGATGATAAAGTTCTCCCACTATATTCATCAATTGTTACAGGATAATTTAAAACATTAGGAAAAGTTTGGGTTGAACCCGTATTCCACAATGTAATCGCCTGTGAAATTGTAATTGCAGTAACGACCTGATAAAACTCAATATCTGATGGGAATTTATATTTTATATTATCCGAACCGTATGGTAAATCATAAGTTACTGTACTACCAACATATTGTGAAGTTGCATAAGTGACGTTAACACTTGTAGATGCGGTTGAATTATACGATTCTCCGCTAATTCCTTGTGTGATTCCACTTACAGTACTTGCACTGTATTTGTAATTAATATCGGTTGAACCACTAACATTAACAAAGGTTAATAAATCACCACTATTATACGATTGCGTTGAAACAACCGTTATTGTATTATCATAATGAGACTTACCAATGTTTGATTGATTTGCAAAAGTAACCTTAATTTTATTTAAACCCAAAAAGAAATTGTCTCGTTGATTAAATAGATTTACTCTCTCACCTAGTGGTAAGCTTTGGGATACGTTAGCATAAGGTACTGATACACTTGGTAAGTTATATGCCTGTGATATTGGTAACTTATATCTGTTTGGGTCGTTAATTGACGCTAAAGCAGCAAACCCACCCAACGCCTGTGATGATATTAAAGATAATGATTGAATGTCTTCACTTGCATTTCCCGCAATACTATAATATTGTTCCCAAGTTGGTATATAATATTGAGGGCTTGAGAAATAAGTCAAAAATCCTGATGGTACCGTGTCTGTCGGTGTTAATTGTGGTGTACTTGTGTTGTCTGTGGTTATATCTGATTTACAATCGCATGTTTGACAATCAGGATATGTTATCATAGGAAGCCTTATTGTATAATCTTTCTTTTCACAATTTAAGTTTTTACAAAAATTAAGTTTTCTAATTAAAGGTAACGAGCATAATTGACAAATAACAACAAAAAATAAATTATAGAGGAATATTAATAAGTGAGCAATAAGGATAATTGGTAGCGTCACTACTTGTAACACCGTAAATAATATTGAAAATACGAAGAATATTAAATCAAAATTCCTAAATCCGTCATTGACAGGAAACTTATTAATTGTTGATTCACAATCTTGACTATCAATTTCTTTAATACCTATAAATCGACCTCTAGCCCCCTTTTTATATTCATCAATTAATGATGACGGAGTATAAACTTTGTTAAATTCAAACTGATAGAACGTATCTTCACAATCTATTGCCTCGTTTAATTTATCGTAATAATCGGAACCAATAAATCCATCAGTATATCCACTCCACTCTAATCCAAAGTAATAAGAACTGGCCAATTTTTTCTGTGTTGTTGCATCCCCAAATAGTGGGTCGAAAGTTGAGCCTGTCCAACCATATTCTTTAATATTTGGTAATAGATAATACGGTCTTCTTGTCTGTTCAGACAATTTTGTTGGTTGTTGCCACTTAACTTTAAATCTATATTTTGCTTTAGTGGGAATTCCAATTGTTGGGTCGTATGATAGCACTTTTTCACCAAACTCATTGGTGATATAGTAATCCAAATTCATTGGTAGTTCAGTTAACCAAGCACCTGAACCATCAATAATATTACCCGACTGCTCTAATTGATATTGTTCTAAAACAGGATTGCCGTCACTATCTTGATTGATTGTTTGCCTTATTGCCAATATTTGACCTGGACCTGTAGTCAATTGACACAAGTTACCCATATTATCTCGTGGTCTACAATTTTTCCTAACTCTTAAAGAATCGGGTGTTGAATAAATTGAACCCATAAAAACTGCAGTCGGTTGGATATCAACATTTGCACTGTCCCTTAAATCAAAATCAACACGATTAATTGCTATGTCACATAATTCAGGGTCTCCCCAAAGAGGTGAAACTTCAACATTTTTCGTAACATTAATAATTTGTGGTAATGAATTTAAATCGTTCGAACTTCTAAACCTATTCCCCGCAACTTGAGCCTCGGTCGCAAGACCCATTCTAATTAAATCTTGTGGACTTAAAGAAAATTCACCAATATCGGACAAATCAACATCCATAACTAATGTATGGTCACCTTGCGGAACACCCATAATCATATAATCACCACTATCATTGGTTTTTACCGTATACTTATAATATTTGTCGTAAATTTCTACAGCAGTAGAACCTGTTAAATTATCTAATCTTGATGGCAGGGTTCCTGTTGCAGCGTGAGCAGAATAAGATTTTTCGTATGGAAGTAGATTGTATCTATACCCATCTTCATTTATATCACTTGGTGATTTATAAGGATAGATACTTGATATGATTGGATTTGATTCGTCAACCGAATCTATTGGTATGAATATTGAAACTCTTGCATTTGGTAATCCAAATCCGTTATTTGCAGTAACTCTACCAACAACAACACCATACTCAGCACAACTTTTAATATATACGTCTTCTTGTTGGAGTTTTAACGATAAAATCTCCAAAAATTCAAACTCTTGGTCAAGTTGGACGTTAATCGTTTTACTAATACCTAACTCGGTTCTTATTCTATATGATTGACCCATTAATTTCCTTTAGTTAATAAATAGTTTATGTGGAATTTTTAAAGTCCCGCATACCAAATAATAAACTAAAGAAAAATAAAATAAACTTGTTATGAGAAAGTAATGGATTGGAAATTCTTGACAGAAACTCTGATGTCTTTGTTTGGATATCTTATCTGATAAACTTGTGAGGGTTGAGCAAAAATTGTATCATCAATAGGACCAATTAATTTTGTTTCAGGATTTGAATACTCCATTGAGGTTTCAGCTGACGAGTATTGTCCCCCTACTTCATTAAACACATCTATGTTTGAAACTGTTAAAACTCCATTTGTGTTTTGTATTAAACTTCTTAGTTCAGAAAGATAAACATTCTGACCTAATTGTCTTGTTTGAGGATTTAAATATGCTGACACTTTATCAACCACACTTGCAATTACTTGTCCTGAATTCTGAGCAGAATCCAACACAATTGAAATATCCATACTCAAGTCAATAACTTCGGCACTGAAAATTGAAATATAATCATTCATCATCCTATAATTTGACAAATAATTTGCAATATTCTGTTTCAGTGTGTTTGAAACAATGTTGGTCAACTTACCTGAAGTGTCGTAAGACAATATTTGAATTAGGATTTTATTGTCGTTTTCAGTAATTGAAACTTTAGCTGGTGCTCCGAATTGAGCTGGCATGTTTCTAATTAATGATTCATAATCTTGAACTGTTACCGCCCTTTTTTGAGCCGCAAAGTTAAATGAAACATAATTTCTAATTTCTTCTAATGATGGTAACCCCGCACCACCAACCGCTGCGGTTACGTTAACACATCTTAATGAATTAACAACTGATGAGTTTGTTGTCTCAGATGGCCCATTAACAAAAAACGATACTGTACCGAGTGAATTAATCACATTTGTACCTAAGTTTGTTGCAAGTCCACCACCAACTCTATACTGAATAAAGAGTGTTGAGTTTGGTGTTAAAGTGGAACCCAATGAAAGGTTATTTGAATATTTTTGTAACTCTAAAGTGGTTCCTAATGTTGTAAATTGGTTCAATTGGTCTTGAGCCGTGTTGGTTCCCCCACCGAAAGTCATCTTTTTAAAACCTTCAGGAGTGTATTCTGTTATAAATCTGTTTTGAGTCTGAATGTATTTACCAACTTTAATACCTGGTTGGTCTGAAACTTTTGTTGGGTCTTCAATAAAAACCCTATCTTCCGCCAATGCATCAACTTCATACCATCTATTATCCAAACCTAAAAATTCTGCAACTGATGGAGTATTCGTATAACTTGTACCGTTTTTTAATAAAACACTTGTAATACCTAATACATTTTTTTCGGGTAAAAACAATTCAAAGAAAGGTTTAACGTCATTAGCACCAATTACTTTTTTGAATACTTTAGTAATACCATTAACAACAACTTCTCTTTTTGTAATTGTGTAGTTAATTAATACGTTATTAGCATTAAAGTTTGGTATTTTCAATCTATTAGGGAAACCTTGAGCGTTGTATGGTGACGCAAAGTCAATATCATATACGTTTTCAAAAACAATACCCGCACCAACAACCTGAGACCCTCTTGATAATGTTCCAAGATATCTTTCATCTTCTTTATCTCCAAACGCAGGAACTGTAATTGAAAAGTCAACTAAAGCAACTGATGGTCTTTGTCCTGGTAATTTTAAACCATACGTTCTTGCAATGTTATATATTGAAGACCTTTGTTGTGCATATTGTAATACAGTTTCTTGGATACTTCTATCTATGTTGTAGTGTAAGTTGTCCGCAACCGCGGCGTTTAAATCAAGGAAAACTGAGAAAACTGAAGCATCGTTAAAATCCTGAATTAAATCAGGATAGTAAGTTCTGGCATAGTTTAAGAGTTCAGTTCTAATTGACTGATAATCCCTACTTGAATATGATATTCTGTTATTTGCCATTTATATTAAATATTGATAATTACGAAATCACTTTGACCAAAAGTTGAACCGTTGGTTGAGTAATCTAATCTTATTTTTGCGGTGTATTCTGATGTACCTTTACCAGGAAATCTATAGATTGAAGATTCACTTGTTCCAACAGTATTTTGACCTGTTGCAATATCGGCCTCTTCTTGTGGGTCAGCTGGAGTTATAGTTAAACTATTAACCAATAAGTTTGGCATAAAGTTTTCAATCGCATCTCTAATATCAGATTCTATTGCATTGAAGGTTAGTCCATCAAATGGTTCAAAAAGAAATTCATATAATCTTGTACCGAATTGTGGTAAAAAATATCTCGACCCTTTTCTTGTCAATAACAAATGAATTAGGTCGGCCTTTATTTCTTGAGCCTGTAATTCTGTTAGCTCTAAATAATCTCCTCTTCTAGAATCTCTAAAAGGAAAATTAATACCATATGTTATTCCATTAGCCATTATCAATAAATATAGTATTATTCTTTTTTTAGTGTAGCACACCCTTTCTGATGTTTTGGTTCGTATGGACAATGTTTACATCCATTTCCGCAACAACTACCTCGTTTGATGTGGTAAGATTCCGTCATAACTAATTTACCATCGTCAAAATAAAAGTCCGTTGGTTCGTGATTACTTAACATAATTCTTTTAACATATTCTTGGAATACCCAATCTTCAGTATTTTTAATCATAACATTTTATTTTTTATTAAAAGACCATTTATATCCCCCTGCCGTTTTTTGTCTTCCATTACAAACGTCCGAAATACAACATCTATTTATATTACATTTTTTTGAAGC